TTTAAAAGTTGGCGAAGATATAGAAAGGGGTTATAAAGGAGGTAAGACATTAGAAGAAAATAAATCTTACAGTCTTGAAGAACTAGTGATGCATCATGGTTTGATTCCATCTGGTCAACCTTGGGATGTTACTTTTAAATCTATGGGTGATACAGAAAAATCTTATTTACAATCTTTAGAATTACATGGTGGTTTAGATAAAAAACCTAAAATAAATTTAAGCACAATACACAAGTCAAAAGGTGGCGAGTGCGATAACGTAGTGTTAATGACAGATTTATCACGCGCTAATCAGGATGAAATGGAGATTAATTCTGATGACACAAATCGAGTATTTTATGTAGGGGCAACGCGTGCTAAAAAATCTCTACATATAATTCAACCGCAAAAAGAAAGAGGATTTATAATATGAAAAAAGAAGAAATATTAGCTGAGGCCAGTAGAATAATATCTAGAGATAGAAATTTATCACACGGTGATGCTTACAAGAATCATGCAGATATTGCAGAGTATTGGAATATATTTTTAGATGATAAGTTAAAACCAATGGCTAATATTACACCTAGTGATGTAGCTCTAATGATGATACTATTGAAAATATCTAGAAATAACAAAGGTAAGAAATTTAACATAGATAACTTTGTTGATATAGCAGGTTATGCAGCAATAGCAGGTGAAATAGATGACAGCGGATCTTTTTAAGAAGAACGAAGTAAAGGCAGAGTGGTTACACCCCACAGAGTTTCCATCAATGAAAGGCAAAGAAGTTGTCGCTATAGACTTAGAAACTTGTGATACAGAATTAAAGAAGATGGGTCCTGGTTGGCCAAGAAAGATGGGTAAAGTTATAGGTATAGCAATATCTAGTGGTGACTTTACTGCTTACTATCCTATTGATCATGAGGGTGGTGGCAACATGGATAAAGAGCATGTCATAAAATATATAAAAGTTGTGTGTGAAGATGAATCCATACAAAAAGTATTTCATAATGCACAGTATGACATTGGTTGGTTGAGTGTAATAGGCATAGAAGTGAAAGGTTACATACACGATACAATGATAGCTGCAGCATTGTTAAATGAGAATAGATATTCGTTTACATTGAACAGCATGGTAGCAGAATATCTTGGTGAATTTAAAAATGAATCATTATTAAAAGCAAAAGCAGAAGAGCTAGGATTAGATCCTAAAGCAGAAATGTATAAGTTGCCCGCAGAGTTTGTAGGAGAATATGCTGAAGCTGATGCAAAACTTACATGGCGTTTACACGAGAGATTTATAGCAGAGATAGAGAAGAATGATTTAGGTAAAGTATACGATGTGGAGTGTAGATTAATAAGAGTTATCTACAACATGACAAAGCGTGGTGTAAGAGTTGATATGGAGAGAGCGCATGGCCTTAGAACAAAGCTTAGAAACAGAGAGAAAAAGTATCTTAAAAGAATAAAAGACATAGTTGGTAATGATGTGCAAATCTTTGCAGCACGGTCTGTGGCCCAGGCATTCGATAGTGTTAACTTAGAATACCCACGCACAGCACTTGGTGCACCTAGTTTTACACAAACATTTTTAGAAACACACAAACATGAATTGCCAAGAATGATTACAAAGGCACGTGTGTTAAACAAATTACAAGGCACATTCATAGATGGTATATCAAAACACATACACGAAGGTAGATTACACGCACATATAAATCAAATACGTGGTGACAATGGTGGCACAGTTACAGGTAGATTTTCTATGTATGCACCAAACTTACAACAGATGCCAATAAGAAGTGAATATGGATCTGAACTACGTAAATTATTTATACCTGAACCAGGAGAGTATTGGTTGTCTGCAGACTATTCACAGCAGGAGCCACGCATACTTACACATTTTGCAATATTAAATAAAAATGATGGTGCAGAAGAGGTACAACAAGCATTTATAAAGGGTTTAGACTTTCACAAACAGACAGCAGAAATGGCAGGAATTGATCGTAGGTTGGCTAAAACCATAGGCCTAGGTGTCATGTATGGCATGGGCTATAAAAAGCTTGCTGTGGACCTAGATATAGCTCCTATGGATGCAAAAGACATGTTGAAAGAGTTCAGAGAGAAGGTGCCATTTATGCAAGGTATGTTAGAGGCTGTGATGAACAGAGCAAATCAGATAGGATCTATAAGAACTTACCTTGGTAGAAGATGCAAGTTTGATATGTGGGAGCCATCATGGTATGATCCAGGTGTGTTTCACAAAGCAGTATCGCATGATGAGGCATTGACAAAATGGGGTGGATCTATCAAGCGTGCAGGTACATACAAAGCATTAAACAGGCTAATACAGGGCACAGCTGCAGATCAAACAAAGAAAGCAATGGTTGATATATACGAACAACTAGGTATAATACCCCTAATACAGGTTCATGATGAATTGAACTGTAGTGTAAAATCTGATAAAGAGGCAAAAGAAATTAAATATATTATGGAAAACTGTATAAAACTAGAAGTGCCATCAAACGCTGATTACAAAATTAAAGATAACTGGGGTGACGCAAAGTGAGTAAACCAGGATACAGAGATCAAGGCAAGGCTAGAGCTGCAATAAAGAAAAACAATTTTGCCATAAATCCGGAGCAGATGGAGTATGAGAGAAGAAAAGTTCTTGAGCAAATGTCTACAAAAGTTGATCAAAAAAAGCTCAACAATATGGCAGCAGTTGCAGCAACAAAAGAACCAGAATACTTTGACGAAGAAGGAAACAAAAGAGAGCCGACCTTGCGCATTCTATCACTCGGTGCAGGGGTTCAGTCATCCTGTTTGGCGCTCATGGCACAAGAAGGATTAACAAAACACAAACCAGATTATATGATATTTGCAGACACAGGGTGGGAACCTAAGTTTGTATACGAACATGTAGAATATTTAAAGAAAGCTATAACGATTTGTCCGATTATTACTGTTGAGAGAGGAAACATCAGAGAAGACCTTATCAAAGCAGCGAACCCAGAACCAGGGTCTAGAGAAGCGGAAAAATCCTTTGCAGGACGTGTGCCCAACCCGCCGTTGTTTGCATCACGTCCTAATGAAGGAGGAAAGAAAAGAGTAGGCATGTTGTATAGACAATGCACACACGATTACAAAGTTATACCAATACAAAAAAAGATAAGAGAACTACTTGGCATCAAACCAAAACATAGAGTTAAAAAAGATATGATAGTAGAACAGTGGATAGGTATATCTACAGATGAAGCTATGCGTATGAAGAATGCAAGACTACCGTGGTTGACATCACGTTGGCCTTTAATAGAAATGAAAATGTCTCGTATGGATTGTTTACAATGGTACAGAGATATAAAGAAACATCCTATGCCTGGTAAGTCATCATGTATAGGTTGCCCTTATCATCACAACGATCAGTGGAAAAACATGCAAAAGAATTATCCAGAAGATTTTGCTGATGCGTGTGAGGTTGATGATAAGATAAGACATGGTTTAAAAAATACTACAACAGAATTGTTTTTGCATAAATCAGCGAAACCACTTCGTGATATAGATTTTTTAGAACCAAAGAAACAACCATCACTATTTGGTGAAACTTTTGATGAAGAGTTTGCTGATGAATGTGAAGGATTATGTGGAGTATAGAATGAAAGAAAAAATATTAAATAGAAAAAAAGAATTAGAAAAACAAATGACTGATCTCGTTAATAAAATCAATCAAGGAAGAGATGCTATTAGGAACATGGAGTCAAGTGTTGGACAAATTCAAGGAGCAATACAACAGTGTAATTGGACAATAGATGAAATGGAGATGAAAGATGACGAATCAGTGGCGAAAAAATGAAGAAATGGCCGTTTGGACGTATAACAAAGAAACGGCAGAATTCCGCGAAATAAAAAGGCCTAAAAACAGCCCGCTAGCGGGTCTTAAACAGATGACCCGGGTGATTGTATGGCCCATTTTAATCGTTTTTTACTTTTTTATCTTCTTTTTAGTTTTATCTGGTTGTGCATACATGAAACAAGATGATGATGAAATAATTATAGAA